TTAAAGTAACATCTTCAGTAGTTTCAAACACATTAATATCAATTACTTCTTGAATTTCAGAAGATACTATATTAATTGTTTCATTTGTTTCAGAAACATTTATGTTTACTTGTTCACACATTAGCGGGTTACATCATTTAGAATTAAAAAATTACCTGAAATATAGGTTTTAACAATTCCATCAAAATCAAACTCAATATCATAAATATAATTAAAAGCAGGTATATTTATAATTTGCTGATTGATTCTAAATAAACCATTTACAGCATCTGTAATAGTAATTCCTGCATTTGCTACAGAAGTTAAAGATAAACCAACTACACCACCATATTCTTTACGCAGTTGCATACGAATAGTAGTATCTGTTAAATCTACAGGAATAGTATCTACGTTAATTTCGAAATTTACTGCTTCGAACGTATCTGATTTTATGTGTTGAAAGTTTAAACTCATTTTCTATTTTAGTTAAAAATAATTGTAATTTTTGTACGTTCTTTTCTTTGGGTTTGTATGTTTCTTTTATAGTATCCATCCTGTAAAATTGGCGTCCCTATCAGGGAAAACATCAGCGTTTGAATTAGAAGTATATTCAGGAAAATCAACCTGATTGAAACACATATAATCTATAAAACGATTTGTATAAGATTGTGCTACATCACGCTCTTTTTCTATTAAGAAATCTATTTCGTTTTTATCTACGTTTGAACTTGCTTCGCTTGAGTGTTTAAATACACCTTTATTAGCGATAGTATAAGCAGCGTAGGGTAAATATTCTACCATTGACCAATGAATTACCATTGGTTTGATATAAGTCGTTAAAAGCGATGTATATGGTTCTGCTAACGTACTTGAAACTATATCATCATTAATTTTATTAAATAATTGAGTACCAAGATAGTTTTGAATATGAATATCCTGAGCAATTTTAATATATTGAATAAATTTATCAGTATCGATGTTGCCATTTAATGCAGTAAATTTTACAATATCATCACGTGTTATAAAGAGTGCCTGTGCCATTTGTTAGTTTTTAAATCCCATTTTATCCCAATATTCTTTTGTGTATCCTTTTCTTGGCATATCAGCAGGTTTCATAGATACTTCTTTTTCGTTTCTAATCCTATACCCGTATTGTTCAGCTATTCTATTACTTAATGGTTTAGCACTTGGATTTGTAGGGTCAACTTTTACACCTTCTAAATTAGCGTAAGTTCTTCGCAGCCATTTATGTTCACATCTTGGGCCGCCTTTAAAAAACCATACAGAATAATTAGCAGCACCACCTTTACCAAAGCCCGGATTTACTGCTAAACTCTCCATAGCTATAATATCTTCTTTACGATATACTTTATCTGCATTTAACATTTTATTGCAAAATTCTCTTTCACCTGTTAAATTACCACTATAAACGTAACGTGTAATAAAGTTTACACCATCAATTACTTTATCTTGTTCAGGGCTTTTAATGTTTGGTCTTGCAGTACCTGTGCTAACAAATTTCCATACTTTAGATAGTAATGATTTATCTTCTTTCTTATTTATAGATTCTAATTCAGTATCTAATTCATCTTCTAAATCGTAATCTACTTCTGTTTCATCAATCAATAACCATTCATCACCTAATACTTCACCTTTGTTTATTAATTCATCAGCTATAGATTCAGAAGCTAAACAAGTGTGTGAACTTAAACCTGTTTCTTCAGCTACTTGTTCTTGTGTAGTAGTGTTTTCTAAATCAGTAAATTCTAATGGTTGTATAGTTCTAAAGTATAATTTTAAAGAAATACTATTTACTGCTAAAATTGTATCTAATGCTGAACAAATTTCTTCTTGGTATGGTTTAATTACAATGTTATCAAACAATAAAGTAGCAGTTTTAATTTCATCTGCATTGTTTCCTAATCCACCATCACCTGTACGTACTCCTAAAAGCATAGGTGAAGTTACACGGTGTCCTACAATTAGTTTTTCAAAACATTCTTTGCTTAAGTATTCGTAGTGTGCAGGTGCATCTGTTAAAGGTAAATCATCAACTGTAGTTTTAGATTCAGCATTAGCATTAAAAGCTATAATTACTTTTTCACCTTGTGCGCCTGTTACCTTAGAAAGAACATCACGTTTGATTCTATCACGCATTTCTTCAGAAGGAATACCATTGTTAAAATTGATAACTTTAGTTCCACTAAATCCGTTTGCAATATCGTTTATAAGGTAATCACCTATTGTTTCTTCTAAATAAGCATAAGGCAAAGCACCTGAATAATCTATCGGTGTATAATAGTGAAACCCCGAAACGTATGGTTTAATAATATAAATTTCTACTTCGTTTCCGTTACCAAAACCAAAAGCAGGAATCTTTTTAGGTTCTTCGCTTGGCTTCTTTTTTGTCCAATCAGGGAAGTAATACCAATTTTCTATTTCGCCTTTATCATTGCATTTTTCAGCACGTAAAGTATGCATAGGAAAATGTGAAATAGATTTAACTAAATTCTTTTCCATTACAACCTGCATTGCAGCCATTCCTAATAACTTGCGTTCTAATGCTACTTTCTTTAAACAGTCAGGTTTAATGATAGACACCATTTGTGCGTACTCGTTAGGTTTTCTATTAGCATCTAATGCACCTAATCCTTTACCGTATATCATATTAGTAATACCTGTAATAATAGCACCGTTTGAAGTACTATAAAGGAATCTATCTATTAAGTACTGAAAGTAATTGTTATCGTTTCCGTATTCGATGTAATTGTTTCTTTTACTTTCTCGAATCTCAGGCGATGTATAAGCCGATAAATTAACAACTGAAATATTATTAGTCATATATTATAAATTCATTAGATGTAGCGTGTGCAACGTAAACACCCTGATTAATTGTGTATGTAGAAATAGATTGATTTGTACACATTATTTTATCTCTATAAACGACATTTGCGCCATCAAAACAAGTTAAGTTATATGTACGACCATCTATTAGAAATTCAAACGTTAAATCTTCTTGAAATTGCATCCAATACTTTTCTGTTACAAGTACAGGGTTTTCTATTTCGTGTTCTACATTTGCTAATTCATCTTTAAACACCATAGAAGTAATATTACAACTACGTGGCATAAACTTGAAATTTTGTGAGTATGTAGAATCCTTTAAAACTATCATTCTATTTTTTATTAAATAATAAATAAAAGTCGAAATTGTTTTAAAATAAAAAAGGGCAGCTATTGCCACCCTTAATTAAATTGTAAGAATAAATTAGTTACCTAAAACGATAGTAAATCCTGCACCTGCTAAATCATCACCGATAAAATTAGCTGCTACACGTTCCATTCCTTTTAACTCTAATGTGTATCCTGATAAATCGCCCATTACAGTTCCTGAAACAATAGTTCCACCTGTAACTTCCATTCCGTGTTCTAAACCACAATAGAATAAGTTTCCGTTGTTATCTTCTACAATCACTTGTGGACGTCCGTAAGCCAACAATTTGATTTGTTTATGTGTAACAATATCTAAACTTTTCAACTGAAGTTTTACACTTTGGTCAAAAAATGTAGTTCCGTTTTCACGTGAAGAAGTTATAGTTTGGTCAAAACTATTCGTTCCTTTTAATTCATATTTATATGCTGAAGGTGTACCTGTAACGGTATCGATTACATCTGTATTCGTTGCGTTATATGTATATCCTGTTGCATCACCCCAATTCACAAAATAAACGGCTTTTAAACCGCCTACTGCTGATTTACAGGGTTCTAATCTTCCGAGTGTTATATCACAAGCCATTTTTTATATTTTTTTAAGATTAATAAAAAAAAAGGTGATGTTTATTCCACCACCTTTTTCTTGTTTATTTATTATGATTATGCAGCAGGAGTGTACAATACAATTTCACTACCGATTCCGTATTGAACTACAGCAGTAAAACGCATTATAACTCTTACGTTTTGTGAACCATCAATGTCAGCCATATCAATTACTCTTACTTCGTTTTGGTCTGATAACAAACCTGTTCCGAAATATAAGTTTGATTTTTGTGCAGCCATCATATAATCGTTAGCCATTCCTTCTGCTACGAATACTTTAATTCCATCAAAAGAAAGTGAACCATTATTCCACCATTGAGTACCCATTGCGTTAGTACCGTTAGCACCTAAGCCACTTGCACCAAATCCACCCAAAGCACGTACATAATCACGAGCCACCGATTGAGAAACGTACAAGTACAAATCTTCTTTTCCGTACAATGCAGCAGGAATTAAATCTACTAATTTACCCATTTCAGCAATTACATTACCTGCAGTTACACCACCTGCAGCAGGAGAAGCAACGTCAAGAACTGTAGCATCAGCAGTAGCCAAAGCTACAAATCCATCAAATTCACCTGCATTAGCAGTAGCACCTTTCCAAATGTTTTGTTCTGTTTTTTCAGCAACTTTAGCAGCAACGTGTGCAATTAAGAAATCAGCAAATGAAGGCGGAAGCGAATCAAAGGCAGAATAGCCCATTGTAATCGATTCCCACGTGTTCAAAAAGTCGCTCTTACAAAGAGACAAATTTACTTGGAATTCTTCGGGAGTAATAATTCTTTCAGTTAGTGTAACTGTAGAAGTAGCATCAAAATCACAAGTAGCATTTTTTACAATACCATCTGTAGCGATTTTTTGAATTACTTGTTTGTATTTTACATTTGGCATAACTTCGATTCCACCATTTGCGATAGTAGAACCTGATAATAATGCAGCAGAGATGTATTTTCCGGAAAATTCTCCGGCATAACTTGAGGTAATTGAAACTGTTGTAGCCATTTTTTATATTTAGTTAAAAAGTTTAGACATTACAAGGTCTTGTGTAGACATTGTTCGATTAGATGAAATTTTATTTAATTTAACAGAAGATTTAATTTCAGGTGAGTGTGTTAAAGGTTGAACATCAACTTCAGCACTTAACTCTTGTTTTACTGATTTTAATTCAGCAATTTCTGCACGTAGTTTTTCAATTTCAGAAAAGAACATTTCTTTAGTGATTGATTCAACTACACGTTTAGGAGCAGCAGCTTGTGCTTCAACTTCTACTTCTACTTCAGGAGCTTCAGTTTCAGTTTCAGGCATTTCTTCTTCAGGCATTTCAATAGAAGCAATAACACCTTCTACTTCAACTTTTAAAACCATACCATCTTCAAGTTTGTATTCTCCTACAGGCAAAGCAATTCTATCTTCACCGTTTACAATGAATACGGCTGCTTCTGCTTCAAACACTTCTGATTCGATAACAGTAACACCATCTTCAAGTTTCATTTGGGCGAGTTTTACCTCCATTCCCAAAAGAGTTTTAATTTCGTTAATTACATTCATATTTACTTATTTAATTATTATAAAGATTTTATTTTAGCACTAATGTCTAATATTTCTTTTTGATTAGTAAAAGCTTTTCTAAATTCAGCAAAATTTTTATCTTTAGAAAAATCCAATCCTAAATCTTTAAATTTTATAGAAAGTTCATCTACTTTTTCACTTAAATCAATTGTAGTATTAATATATTTTTTAACTGATAATTCTAATTCTTTTGCTCTTGTTTTAATATCTTTATAATCATTTAAAATAAACATAGATTCATCAATAGCATCATTTTTAAGTTTAGTAAAATCTTCTATTAAACCTAATTCTACTTTTTGAGTAGCTAATTCTGTTTTCCCAAACAAAGCGTTGTTTACTATTTTTTCAGTTGACATAAGTAAAATTTTTTATATTAATAATTGTTGTTTTAAATTGTTATAAATTAGTTTGGTGCAGGTTCGTTGCCTTGTCCTACTAAAGTACCTATACCTTGTTCACGTAACTTACCATTACAGCATTTTGAGTTGTACGTATTATCTTTACACAAGCACCCACGTTTACCGCCTTTTGGTGAAGTTGTTTTTATTTCTTTACTCATCTTTTAGTAGTTGTTTAATTTTTTCAATCAATTCATCTTCTTTAGCTTGTGCAGATAGTTTTTGTTCATCACTAAAATAACCTTCAACACTTATTCCTAAATAAGTTCCGTTTTTAATTTCCTGCCATACCTTATCATTATCAATACTCATAATAACTGCCCAAGAACCTTCTGTAGCATTTAAATCATACAAAGCAGTTTTATCTATTTTAGGATTTTCAACTGTCCAAGATTCTACAACTGAAACACCATCAACTTCTGTTTTGTGTTCTAACGTAGCATTGTTATTATTTAATTTTTTTAAATATAATCTTGCTGCTTTGTTTACTGTATCTTTTGAAAATGTAATGTTGTATTCATAATCACCATTCCTTCTATAAATAAGTTTATCAGGAACTAAAGCCAAACCTATAATAATTCGCTTTTCATCATCAATAGATTTAAACTCTATTTTGTGCTGATTCAATGCAACCCAAGTTTCTTCAGTAGCAGGAAACTTTACTAAACTTAATGCTTCAATTCCGTCTTTATCAGCATTTTCATCAATAAACAATTCTATAGTATCTAATTTAGCCATTGTATTTTTCTTTTAAAATTAATTTATAACCATTTTGTTTTATTTATCCTAATGTAGCTGAACGTATTATGTTTCTATCTAAACCTTGCGCAGTAGTTACGTTATTTGCTACTACATACGCTTGCACAGGTTGTTGTTCTCTATTGCTAATTGCACCTGCTAATTGATTTACACCTGTAGCACCTACTACGTTAAATTGTGGAGCAGCACCACCACCACCACTTGGAGCAGCACCGCCTCCACCTCCTGCACTACCACCACCAACAGCTTGTAATGCTTTTGCAGTTGCGGCTATTGTGGTTGCTACACCTAATGCAGTTGTAATATTATTAAAAGCTATAACAGGCACAGCAGATTGGCCACTTGTTAAAATTGCTTGTGGAGTAGCTAAAGCACCAATATTTGCAGCGTTATTAGCCATAATCATTTTAGCTATAGATATTGCATTTTCAGCTATAATAGCTGCTTTTTGTACTGCTTTATTTTTACCTGCTACTTCTTTTAAAAATCCAACTGCACCTGAAGCTAAATTTAATCCTGCTTCTTGTATTGCCTTTTTTTGGTCTGCTGCTGCTTGTGCAATTGCTATTTCTTCATTAGTAGTATCTTTTGTGTTTTGCTTAATTTCGTTTCCGATTTCTTGCATTCTTGTTTTAAGTTCTAACTCGGCATCTACCCTTGCTTGCGTTCCTGCTTTTGCATTATCTATTTTTAATTGTAACCTTTCCTGTTCTGATTTTTGTTCGGCAAGTAATATTTCTTTTTCAATACTTAATCTTTTTAAATTATTTTTTTCTAAAGATGCATTAAACTTTTCGTTTTCTAAAGTCAATAAAGCAATACCATCAATTTCACTTTGCTTCATTGCAGTTAGTTCTTTACTTAACGCAATTCGATTTGATTCTTGCTCACTTGTTAAACCTTCAACTTGATTTTTTACAGATAATACATTGGTTTCTGCTTGAGTTAAAGCTATTTTATTTGCGGTAGATTTATTTAGTTCATAAGTTGCTTGTGCTGCTTCAAGTTGTTTGTTAGCTAATTTTGTCATAGCTTCACCTTGCAAATCTATAATGCCTTTTAATTTATCGTTAGCTTCAATCCTTTCTTTAATACTTATTAAATCATTATCACGTATCTGTCTTTGTTTCTCAGCATCAATACCATATTTTTCAACTAATTTAGCTTGGTCTGCTGCTGCTAATAATGCTGATTTTTGTAATTCATTATTTGCTGCTGCTGCATTTAAAGTTTCTTTACCATATTTACTAATTGCATTACCTATATCTTCAACTGCTTTTCCTGCTCTATCTACTGAATTGTTTACACCTGTAAAAATATCTACTGATTCTTTACCTGCTTTCTTAACTGATTCAACTGCCGCAGCAAATTTACCCTCAAATAAGTTACCTAATGCTTCGCCTAAATAACCTGCGGTTTTTAATAACGAATTAAAGCGTTCAATTAAATTTTCTTGAATTAAAGTTCCTAATTTTTCAATGTGTTTTTGTGGATTCTCAAATATATCTTTAAAGAAATCTACAACAACAGGTATGTTTTTAATTAAGAACTTTACTAAATCATTAAAAGCAATAGATAAAGCACCAATAGCAGTAGAAAAAGCATCAGCTACTTGTTGGTTTTGTGAAAACACATCTTTCAATATAGCAAACGCTTCAAGAAGCAAACCTATACCCATTGCTTTAATAGATAAACCTACCGCTTTAAATCCTTCACCAATAGATTTAACACCCTTTTCTGCGTTCTTTGCTGATTTGCCAATATCTTCAGTTTCCTTTTGGACATTTTGCATACCTTTTTTAAGGTCGTTTACATCTTTAACAACCTTATCAAAATTGCTTTTTAACTCTAAATCTATTTCGTACTTTTCAGCCATTTCATTTCCCTTTTAATTTGTGTATATCCTTTTTTAAATGTCGCAGGTAGTTCGTATTTACCTTTAGCAATTTCTATTAATTCGCTTTGTCCGTAATGCTCTGTGCATTGTAAGAGTTCTAATATTTGTTTAAGCATATTGTAGTACAGGTATTTGTATTATAGTTCCAACTCCGTTTTCAAAGTATTCTAATATCACTATATCGTTTCTATCTGCTGCCGTAGCGTTAACAGGAATAGTTACTTCTAACAATATATCGGCATCGTTATCAGTTGTTAGTGGGTAACTTAAAAAGTCAGTAGATAGCTTTACATCAAATGTATCGTAGTTGTTTTTGTATATTATAAATTGAACTACTTGTGCCGTGTTATCTACTTGTAAAAAAGGTATGTTAGAAAATCTTAAATATGTTGTATTCTGCAATATATCCCTGAAATCGTTTAGTAGTTCTAATTCTACTTCACCGGTAGTTAAATCAGTTGTAAGTGTGTTTATAATATATCGTTTATTAGAAACTATTACCCTATCATTTAGTTTAATTGATGCCAACAAATAAGGATTAAAATTTCCTTTTGCTTTTATTACCCTTGTACGCTGATTGTATAAGTTGTTTATGTATTGACTATAAAACTGCTGATATAATCCATTAGGTGCAAATGTTAAATTCCATACTGAATTTTCTACACCCCAATTTAAAGTTTGTAAGTATGATAAATCACTTGCCGCTAATTGTATTTCATTTGAAAAACGTGTGTAATTAAAATCTCCAAAATCATTACCCAAACCATCAATCATATACCAATATGCGCCCAAATCACTTAAACCATTATCGTACATTAAAACAGGTTTAGGTGTATATGGGTTTTGGTCTTTATCCCACATCGTAGTAGTTAGAAAGTTTTCGCCTGTTGTACGTTCCCAAATTACATCTTCAAAAGGTGTTTTAACTTCGTAACTTTCTGTAAATGCTGAATTAGGATTTTCAAAAAACAAATCACCATATTCTTGGTTATTATTTAAACTTCTAAAACTATTGTTTAAAATGTTTTCAGATGTTTCGTGTTTAAAATCAATACGTTTAAATAATTTAGGTTTGCCTATTTCTAATTCATTTGCCTGAATAAATTTAGTAATGTCTATTGTATCGCCATCCTGATACCATTTTTCTAAAGGTAAAAACTCAAATGTATTTTCAGCAGTAGGTACAATTACCATATTAAACATTTTAACTAAACCTGTTATAAAATCAGTAACCGTTATATCAGGTACATAGTTTCTAATATTCAAGTTAGCTAAAGTAGTTTGTGATGTTCCAAACGCTCGGTGTGTAGCTGAATAAATATCACCATCAATTATTTTAGTATATGAACTAATTATTGTACTTGTAAAAGTTACAGGGCCTAAATCTGAATTTATAAAAAATGTAAAATTGTAAACATCTGTAAAAAAATCACCTACATTTAAAAATTGTAGCGCTTGTGTTCCACTTTGATTTAAGAAACTAACAAATGGTTGTCCATTATTATAAACGTGTAAATTGTAATCTGTTGAACTTGTTGTTATTTGTATATTGAACCTGTTTGATTGCGGGAAGTCAGTAATGTAACTACTCGACAATCCTTCCATATAAATTTGTCTGCGTTGTACGTTTAAAGTATCGGTAGTTAAGTTATATTCTGTACCTATTGCAGGTGTTCCTGTTTGGCTTGTTAAATTAATTCTCATTAATTCAGTTGAAACTCTTAATGTTTCAGAATTTTTACAATACAAAAACAATTTACTAAAAGTTTGACTATTTAAAAACTCACCTGTAAATTCTAATCCGTATGCTGATTGTATGTACTCTAAAATCTTTGTAACTCTAATTGCAGGGAATAACTCCTGATAGTTAATGCCACCACTTAATAAAGCAATATCGTTTACAATATCGCCTGTATTAAATTCAAACCTACGTGTGCTACCCGATAATGGAAAGGCTACATCAAGTGTAGGTGAACTTGTACATCTACTGAATACGTTTGTTAATGTGTAGCCAAAGTTTAATTGATTGTAATAGCTTACGTTATTTTCGTTTGCTAATGTGTTTAATTTATCAGCCTTGAACTTGTCTTTTAACTGAACTAAGTTACCAACAAAATTAATTGTATAAGATTCTATAAAACCATTTTTCTTATTGGCTTTATCCATTGTAAATTTACCATCACGAAAAGGAATAGTATCTATTTCAATAAAACCGAAATACTTTATTCTATGGTCAAACGCACCATCTACATTTTGTGGCGCATCTAAATCTGTTTCACCTACTGCTGATTCGTACCAATGTCTAAAAATTGCGTTGTTATGTTTGCTTGCAGGAATTGTAAAGCTATTTGAATAATCCGTAAACAGCTTACCTAAATCGGCAAATTGCTGCATACTTGAAACAACCGAAATTTTTTCATCGCCAAACAATTCAATTCTATTTGCTACACCATCAACGTAAATATATATTTCTACACTTTGCATTATACTACATCGTTTATTAGATTGTAAGAATATGTAAACTCAACTTCGTAATTAATCATCTTATCCATTAAACCTGTTTTAATAGGCATAGATTTAGTTTTAATGTTAGCAGGTTTGTTATCTAATAAAATGGTTTCTGAAGCCATTAAATCAAACATCAAATCAGAATAGTTTTCATCTACCCAACCTGTGTTTAGTTTAACACTTTGCGTTCCATTAAAATTAAATTGTTGTGTTTGATTCCTTAACGGATTGTAATCCCAAAAATCAGGTAGTAATCTAAATTCACTATTCTTAACTTCTACGTTATTTGTTTGTGCTTTAAAAAATGTAAGAAATTGCCATCCACCAAATCTGTTTATAAATTCACAAATTACAGGAGTGTATTTAGATTCACACACAGGTAAAAAAGTAACTGTAGGTTGTAGTGTGCCTGTTAATTCTGATTCTATTATTATATCATTTCCAAAATTATGGTCTGCTATTCCTGCATCTTTAGCAGGTATCATAAAAATATATGTATCAGCAGCAAACGAATCGTCTAATAGTACTTGTGTGCTTGAAGTATTAGTTCTTCTATTTGTCCACTTTGCTTCAGTTAGTGAAACTCCATCGTGTTCAATTAATACGTTAAAGTATGGTAATTTATCCTGCGCTAAAGTTTCGTTATAATATTGTGTAATTGTAGGATTAGTTAAATAAACAATAGGTGCAGTTGTATCTTGATTTGCACCACCTAAATAATTATTAAACCCACTTACACCAATGAAATTAATTTCACGTACAAGCACCCACGTTTTATCGTCTGCAACATTATAATACCATTCAGCACGTACATAAACCCACATATCATTTTCATCTTCGTGAGCATAAGCCCTTGTGAACGCATCTATTGTTTCTATTTGTTCTGCTATGTAAGGTGAAATATTAAACACAATTAAAGGTTGCGTTGTAGAAGGTATTTTCTTTTCAATAGTGTATGTAGGTGTAGCAGGTTCTGTTTCACCTTTATTCCAAATAAATAATCTTAATTGTGCTGCTACTTGGTCTACTTCTTCTACTTCTACAAAGTATGGTGAACGTGCATTTATTACTTTCATTATTTTATGTCTTTTAAACTTGTTTTCATTAAATCTTCTACATCTAATGCGAATCCTTTTATTAAATCTTCTGTTATGTATTTCTTATATCCTGCTTCAAATGGTTTTGTAAAAAATAAACTTGGTCGTATTCCTGTGTGCCATAATGATTTTGTAATTATAGCAGCAGTTGTTTTATAAGACATTAATTTACCATTGTCTTTTTTATTCTTTTGATTCTTAGTTGTAAATTGGAATCTTCTTGCTTGAACCCACTTTAAAATTGAAGCGTACATTGAACCACCTTTTGATTTACCGCTACCAAATCTAAATGGACTATTACCACCTCTTTGTTCGTATGCATCACCATTCTTTTTTGTACCACCTATACCACGTACACCTTTATCTTGGAATAAACCGTATTGTGGCATTTCAAAATAAACACCTATTGAATTAGGCATTGCTTTTACTTCACCTTTTAATTGGCTATATAAATTGCTTGTAACATTCTTCCCGCCTTTAGTTAAGTTAGTTCTACTTTGTTGTATTACATAGTCTCTAAAGCGTTCTAATGTCTTTTGTGTATTTATTAGATTGTATGCCATTAGCAGATAGTTGTATCGTTTGCTGCTTCTACGTTAAATGTAATTGTCCATCCTACCAACTTGTTTTCAAACCTATCACTAAACGCTTCGTAATTTGCATTACCATTTAATTGAAATCCTAAGGTGTATAAATCGCCCCTGCGCATTGATTCAACAAATCGTTTACCCACTTCAAACTGTGTATTAAATATATCCTGCTCGTTATCGTTATCCAACCACAAATCAGTAGATTCATCAGGTGATATATCGCATACATCCATAAGTAATACAGAAACGTTAAATAGGTTTGTATTACCTGTAGCTGATTCTGCTACACTATTTACAATAACGTGTGCTAAAGGGAATATAGTACGCTTGTTTAAATCTACGTTGAAAATATCACCTGTAGAACAATTGTTTACTATACCATCTTGTAGTAGTGAATCTCTTAATGCTTCTGTAACTTTATAATATGTTTTCATTTCTTCTTAGTTGTTGTGCTTCTAATTCGTTTTTTTCTTTCTCAAATGTTAAATATGTTAAACAGGTTGTAAGCCGAAGTTTTGAAACTTCATCAAATCTTCTAACGTCTCCCTGAGCAAGACCATAGTAGGAACTATACCAACTCCATTTTCTGCCAAACTGTGCTTCTCTGCTAAATCCATCAGAGCTTTGTCCTTCTCCAAATAATTCAGGGTAGACATCAACAATGCGTTGCCTAAATGATAAAAAAAAACCATTGCACCTAAAGCTACATCTAAAGGCATTTGTAACATTGCTTCTGAATATTCTGCTGAACCTTTGTATTCTTCTATTAGATATTTTTTGTTTAGCTTGTTTATTACAGGTCTGTATAAAACTGCCATTGCTTTGTTCATATTATCCCAATCAGAAATATATGTTTCTAAATCGGTATATTCTCCTAAACTAATTTCATCTAAATTAGGAATAAATCCAAACTCTAAACCTTTGTGTTTAAATGTTTGAATTAACTGATAGTTGTTATTGAACATTTCGCCTAACTTGTTTGTTATAGCGTTAATGTCTTTTAACTTCATTAGTGATATTTCTTTTAGTGAAACATTACAAAATATTTCAATCATCTTGTGCTGCAAAAAATCACCTTCAGGATTTGATTTAGCTATACTTGTAAATCTTTGGTATTGTTCTAATGTTATTTCTTTTAAAGATGTAGGTATAGAAATTTCTAACTTCATAAAGTTTTTTATTTAATAATAACTTTTATGTGAAATTGTATTAAACAAAATAGCAAAGCTATTGAAACAGAAAAAGGGTAACATTTCTGCTACCCTAATTCCGACTATTTAACCAACTCAATTTATTTCTTAAAATACTCTATCCAAAAATCTCGAAGTGATTGTGATATTTGCGCGTATGGAATCCATACATCGTTTCCTTCATTTACCTTTAGTTCTATTCTGCGTTCTAAGGTCATTGTAGGCAGTTCTTCTATCTTGTAAATACGTTTGCATACATTCTTAGAATTAAACGTTATAAGCGCATCGTATACACCATCTGCTTGTATTTCTAATTCAAAATCATTACAGTTGTCTTTGTGTTCTGCGTAGTAGCTAATTCTGTAGGTTCTCATATTGTCTTTTATTTTTAAATTAATGCAGTTTATAGTATGCTGCACCACTTTTTATTTACTCGTGAATAATACCGAGTTCTTTTAATTCACGACAAACATCTATATATTGATAACTTCTTATCTCATATGAAGCTAAATGAATTTTTCTGCCTTCAGAATCATTAATGCTTTTATAATACAAATCTTGTTCATTATGATATTGAACAGCATTATACAATCTATCAGCCTTATCTAATAAGATTTGAACTTTACTTCTTCTTTCAAAAACTTGAAAGTCTGCTAATAGCATAGAGCCACCTGCTTTTAAATATTGTTTGTAACCTACTTTTGTAGGAGCAAAACTTAACGGAGAAACAAGTAAATCAACCATAAAAAAAAGAATTAAATAATAACTTCATTGTTATTACTCAGCAAACATACAATGTTAATTTTAATTATAAACAACTTATTGAAATTTTAACTTTTCTTTAACACAGTTTGTTTATTAAGTAGCTGATAAATAAGCACTTGCTATTTCATACATTTTATGCATCTTCTTTATTTCACCAATATTTCTTGGTAAAGCTATATCTACTTCTACACCTTTAACGTGGTGTATGTAGCATTGTATTGTGGCTATTAATTGTCCGTAGGTCATTTGTCAAGTATATTGCTTCGTTTACTTGTCATTAATACACAAAGTAATTACCCTTATTTGGATTTTCTAATTGGTATGATACTGCATAGCGTAAAGCATCGAGTGCGTGATTGTAATTATCCATAGGTGTTGAACTTTTACGTTCTAACCAACAATAGTTATTTAGTTCTTTTATTATATCTATACTTTCTTCATCTATTATTAAATCGTAATCCTGCAGCAAAGCTATTCCATACATTACACTACCTGCACCTTTAATTGTAGGTACAATGTTATTACCTTTAGATTTTAATTCACTAATTAATCGTGGTTCTGCTGAATCAGCTACTATTAATCTATCACCTGCAAATTGTGCGTTTAAATTGAATATGTGCGACGTTTGTAACCCTGTTTGATATATGTGCTGCCTAACGTAAATTCGTTTGTTAGAAGCGTCTATATTCGTTTCTATTAATGTAGTAGGGTCTGAACTAAAACCAAAATCCTGTCCGAATACAGATGTGCTTACTTCTTGGAATTTACCTATTGTCCAATTTGTAAATATTACACCTTCTGCTTTGTCTAACCAACCACCAAGAATCTGATGTTTATACTTTTCAGGTCTACGTAGTTTAATCGCTTCTACTTGCTCTAAATAACTTTTGCTTAAGTTATCTATGTTGTCTAAATAAGTTGAGTGTATGTAGGTTGTATCTTGCTTTGTTATGCATTGGCCTGCTTCTATTCCTTTTGCTTCAAAAAAGCGTTTGTATATCCAATGTTCTTTTGTTGTAGGGTTCAGTATAAGTATTACACGGTTATCTTTACCTTTTTGTCTTACTGATAAATCTATTTTGTCAAATGTGTTTTCGTCTGTTAGTTCTTCTGCTTCATCTAATATCCAAGTAGTAACACCTTGAATAGATTTTAAGTTTGCGGTTTGGTCACCTGATGAAGTTTTAATTCCACGAAATAGAATCTTACTACCGGTTTGTTTATTTATAATTTCATCTTTGGTAATGTAAAAGTCAGATGTAATATTTAATGCTTCTAACTTTTCTATAAATTCAGGTATAATAGAAATGGTAGCAGAACGTAATGTGTAACGTGTAAATAAAATTATATGCCCTGCTTCATAAGTAAGAAGTGATAGAAGCAAGTTTATCGAATACGATTTACCGCTACCTCTACCACCTGTTACAATAAAGTAACGTGAATCTACTTCACCAATTACTTTGTACTTTTTATTTATTTCTACCAAACTATTTAAAGTTGATTAGTTCCTTGAAGTTTAGGTTAAAACCTTCTGAAGAATTTAAATCAATAGTTTCTTTTGGTTTGCCAAATCTATAGTTAAAATATAGTTGCATTGCTTTTTCTTTTCCTGCAAATATTTGTTTCTTTAATTCAGCAAGAACTAAATCTTTATCTATGTGTTTGTCTAACATTTCTATTAGCTTTTCTTCTTCTACTCTTGGTTTACGGCCTGCGCCTTCACGTTTACCACCTCTGTTATCCATAATGATAGATTTTGTTTATTCTAAAAATAAATAGTTATAAGTTTTGTTTATTAATCAAATATCATAAACATAATTGCTAAAGTAAATAATAAACCTGCGTAAACTTTAAAAGCAGTTTTAGCTAAAAATCTAATTTCTTTTCTGTCTTGTTCTGTTAGTTTCATCTTATTTGTTTTTAATTTTACTTAGTAAATGAGTTATAATACATAATTGAATCATTATAAACCATAAAAATAAATTTGTTATTTCCATATTATTTATTGTAAAGTTGTTTTAGTTCTTTTCCTATTTCTATCCATTCAGGATAACCTTGTTTGATATATCCACTTACTACAAATCTAT